TATGGACCGCTTGCGCGTAGAACGTCAGATCCGGGAGTGCCTCCAACGTGAATCGGAAGTGATTCCCGTAGAGTCCGTTCTGGTTCTCAAAGCGGGTAGACGGTTCGTATGCGGGCTGAACATCTGGATTCATACTGATATTTAGGGACTCTGGCTAGAGCGAATTTGCCAGGTTGTCTAGCTGTCGCTCAATCGTTTCTAGCTTGCGTCCCACCTGTGCGTCCTCAGCATCCCCACCGTGGAGTAGCGTGCGCTTGCATAGACTCACGATAGCTGCTGCGACCTGAATCTGTTCTTCGGGAACAAGCACGCGCACTAGCTCATGGCATTCTTTCAGCGCATGAGCGAACGCACGGGAGCTTTCCTGTAGCGGTAGCTGGTTCTCACTGATATACTTGAGGTGTGCGGCCGCGGCGTCGATGAGGTCCTTGTCGTCTTCCATGATACTCTCCAAACAAAACGAGCCCGCCAATCTGGCGTAAGACTGGCGGGCTCAACGGTCCCCGAAGGTAGACGGGGAAACTAGACTACATCAAGTTGCTGACGAGCACCTTGCGGTAGTATTCGTTCGTCTGGAACACGATCTGACCGTTGCTGGTGCCGGCCGCGTTGCTGAACGGATTTGCCACGACTCCGTAACGAGTCTGGAATCCGATCTTCGGCTGGAACGAGTTCGGGTCCTGAGCGCGGAGCATCTGGAGCGGAACGTATGGGCAGTAGAACAACCCTGCGTCATACGGGCTTGCGCCCCGGAAGCCGACTACGAAATACTGGTAGTTGCTGATAGGAGCATACGGGTCAATGTAGACCTTGTAGCGTCCCTGCAACGTTCCAGCGAACGTGCTGCCCATGTCGTCCACCTGCAAGTTAGCGTCATACGCGCTCTGGTAGTGGAGAATGTCGGCAGCCGCTAGTGCGCTCGCGATGTCAGACGAGCAGAGGATGATGTTGCCCTTCCCCCTACGAGTCTGCTTTGCGATTGCGTTCGCTTCGCGTTCAATCTGGAAGAACATCCCCTTGAACCGCTCCACCATCCAGCGTCCGTCGCTGTCGGTGTCGAGGTTGAAGATGCCTGCCGTTCCCGTGTTGTTCTGTGCACCAAGGACGGCGCTGAAATACACGGTGCGGACGATCTCACGGTTGATCTCAGCAAGAATCTCAGCACTGAGGATGTTCGCGAGTTCGGTCTCGGCGTCCAGTCCATGCACTGCCTTGAGGTCCTGTGCGATTTCAATCGTGTATTCAGCCTTGAGCTTACGAGTCACCGCGGTGACCGTAACCTTGTCAATGCTGAATGCCATCTCAGGGATGGACACGGTGTTCGCGGTAAGCGTGACGCCACCCGAGCTATTGATCGTGACCGCCGGGCCAAGACCTTCACCCTGTAGCGTGCTCATACCAGGAGCATACGTGTAGTTGTTGCTCTGGCCAGGGAGACCCGAGCTATTCGCTGCTGGGTGCGTTCCGGTCTGGCTTGCAACGTCGCCGTTCGCATACTGAGCAATCCCCGCTCCGGAGAACGCGGTGTTTGCTTCGTAGAACAACGCTTCCGATCCGCTGTCCTGTGCGCTGTAGCGCGACTTCAACGCAAAGATGAGACCCGTGGGACCAGTCATCGGCTGGACACCGCAGATGTCATATGCGATCAAGTTCGGCATAGAACGGCGGATGAGAGAAATGAGAATGGGATCAAACCCCTGAAGGTTCGTGCGTGGGAACGCACCGGCGTAGTTTGCCGGAACTCCCGTTGGGGTCGCCTCGGTGAGCACACTCGGAACGTTCTTTAGCTCGCGAGCGGTATTCTCAAGCAGAATCGTGGTCACGCGCTTTTTCCAGCTTTCCTTGATCGCTGGAATGTCTGGGTGGTCAATCACCGGTGCCCACTTCTGCTTCACCTCTTCGGTCAGAAACATCTGGTCTGCCATGGTTGTTAATCTCCTGCAAATGTTTGCGCTGTCGTTCCGACGTGCGCTCAAGGGTATTTAGAAAATTGATTGCCTACGTCTTACCATTTCGCCGTCTTCGCCTGGCTAGCAAGCACTTCGGCGATGGCGTTGACATCCGGGTCAATTCCCTTGGGTGTTGACTTCGGTGTCTCATCCTGAATGTTTTCCTCGGGTAGCTGCTTTACAGCAGGTGCTGCCTTCGGGAAATACGACTCCCTCAGCATCGACAGCTTCTCGCGGAAATCCTTCGCTGTGGTATACTGAGTATCCTCAGCGAGCTTGTGAAGCTTGGCGGCCGACACCTCACTCATGCCTTTCGCGAACTCCGCCACGATTCGCGCCTTGTTCGCCGCCTCCGCGAGACGACGTAGCTTGAGTTTCTGCGCGTGCTGCTCATTCAACGATGCCTTGAGCTTGGTGTTCTGTTCGGTCAACTTCGCGACCACATCCACCTTGCTCTCTGGCACATCAATGTAGTGCTCCTTGAATAGCTTCTGGAGTCCCGTGAGGAATTCCTCGGCTAGCTGCGTCCGGAGCGACTTGCGGATGACTGGGCGGTTCGCCTTCATCCATTCCTCAACCACGTAGCTGAGGTAGTTGTCCATCTGCTTTGCCATCGCCGCATCACGCTGGCGTAGGCGCTGCTCATGGAGCTTCTTGTAATGAGCGTGGACCTGTGCGGCAACCTGCTTGGTTGTCTCGCGCACCACCTGCTCAAATACAACAGCGACCTTGCGCTGAGTCTTGGGAGCGAGGCCAGCGGACTCAAAGAGCTTTGCATTCGGGAGCTTGATACGAACCTTGACCTGCTCCTCGATGGGCTCTTCTTCCTTCTCTTCCTCGTCGTCCTCTTCCTTGATCGGGATACCCGCTGCCGATGCGGCGCTCTTGATCTTGGAGTCGGAAAGCTCTGGATCGCCGAGACTGTCTTCCTCAGTCAGCTTCTCGTCGTCGGACTTCTTCAGACCAGGATACGGATGTTCGTCGTCTTCCTCAGTCAGTTTCTCGTCGTCAGACTTCTTCAGACCAGGGAACGGACGCTCATCGGTCTCGTCATTACCCGCGACCTCTTCCTTCACGTCCTTCTTCTCGTCGTCGTCGTCCACCTCGATGTCCACCTCTACAGGCTCGACTTCCTCAAACTTGTCGAGTTCCTTGTCTAGGTCATCGGATTCCTTGAGTTCGTCCTCGTCGCCATCGAACTTGACTTCAAGCTCTTTCTCTTCCTGTGCTGGCGGAAGATGCGTTGATTCCGGACCCGTTGCCTTTGGGATAGAACTATCAGTCCCCACACCCTTTGCAGCGTCGATCTTGTAGTCGTCCTGGCTGCCCTTGTTGTCCCAAGTCGGGCCGCCCAGAACATCATAGCTCCCGCCCTTGAGGTGCGAAGGCTCACTGTTCTTTGGGGAAAGTTGCCGTTTTGCTGTGTCATTTACCAGGTCAGCCATTGAAAAACCTCGTTGAAAAGAGTGCAGTCTCTAGACTGGCACTATTTATAGAAACCGCACTATTCTACAATGCGTTAGCCCTCTACACCTACTTGACGGTCACGTTGATGGAGCGAATGAAACGCTCAAACAACGCTGCTTCCTCGATCCGTCGCGGTTCCGCTTTCTTCTTGGGTGCGGCCTCTAGCTCTCTCCGGTATTGCTGGATCTGAGCCTCCGTAAGTCTGCCGTTCTCCCACACCCACTCTTTACCTTCCATGATGCCCCGCACAAACGCATTCGGAGCACTCGGGTCCGCGACGATATCCGCTGCCGTCGCGAGGTAAAAGTCATCACCAACGACATCCCCTTGAGACGTGGTATTTAGAGACCCTACCCCACGGGATGAGACGCCTAGCTGGACGCCATCATCGATGAGCGCCTTGACGATCCGCCCATTTGGCGTGTCCAGAATCTTTGCCCGTCCCATGAAATCATTGCCAGCCTGGTTGATCTCCACAATCATGTGGGAGACACGATCCAGGTTGATCGTCGGGGAATCCGGATGTCCTAGCTCTCCAAGCGCACGCTTTTCGGCAATGAAGTCTTTCTTATACCGATTCACTTCGCGCACCAAAAGCTCCAGCGGATACACGCGCCCATTGCGGTTCTTGATCTCCGCCTGCAGGAACGGTCCCTCAATGAAATAGGACTTCGCGCCGTTCTCTTCGCTCACGAAGGGGCTAGCGACGATTGTTTCGGTAATCAGTTTCATTGCCTGTCCTTAGTCGTTATAGACTTCTAGCGTCCGCGTATGTCCAGCGGGAACGTTTCCGTAGATTCCGTAGATGTAGGAAACGATATCCCCGTCACGATCCTTCGTTGGGCCATGCGCGGAGCGCGTGTATTGCACACCCTTGTAGGTGATTGTCTGTGGCCACTGTCCCGGGCGCAATCCCAAGTCGCTTGCGAACACACTATCCTGCTCCAAGTCCTCTTTGATATAGGACTCGTTGAACTGGTGGTCCTTCCACGGCTTTCCCTCACCACAGTAGTAGTCGGGGTCGTGGTCGTCTCCCTTGAGGCAGTCTTTACCGCAAGGCTTAGGACGTGGAATGTGCGCGGGCGCCTTCCAGCGATCCTCGCACACGTAGGAGATAACCTGTCCCTGTGGATTCACGCGCAAGTCGCGAACGCCGCACAGAAGCTCCGTCTCTCCGATGTCGCCCACCTCGTTGTAGACACGCTGGACTTCATACTGAGCAATCGCTTCTTCCTTGACAACGTTGGATAGGGGAGCGGCCCAGATGCGCTTGCCGAACTTGCCCTCTGGCTCGTCCAGTTCAAAGTAAACGTTGCCGTTTTCTACCTTGACGACGGTCCCCGGAGTCTGTCCCATGCGCTTCGTGCGAATGCGATCACCTACCTCAATCGGTGCCTCACCAAGATAGGTGCTTCCCGCTGACGTAAGGTCCGCGGTCTTGACTTCCGTGCTGTCGTAGAAATCAGGGAACCAGACGACGCTCCAAGTGCTGTCAATCTGGCGCACATACTGTCCAATCGCGCCTGTATGCACAGTCGCACGCGAGCCATTCGGACGAGTGGACTTGTAGCCCCCGAATGCTGAGGACTTGGACAGTACCACCTTCTCACCGCGACGGAATCCCTCGGCGAGACGGGGAACGAGCAAGCCTGCCGCTACGTCCTGCTTTTCCTCGGCAATCGCTTGCGTGATCTTGTCGTCAAGGATCTTGGAGACTTCCTCTAGGGCTGTCTTCCAGTCGTTCCCCTTGATAGCCGCGATGACTTTCATTGGTTTCGCCATTACTTCTTCCCCACGGGCTGAATGCGACTCATCGTGTCGTTCGGTGCACAGTCAGAACAGAACTTCTTGTCTAGACGATTGTGATACCACTGTGCGGGCTTTCCGCATTTCGCGCACTTCCCCGGAGTCGCACGTCCGCCACTGGAATCCTCAGCGTTGAACTTGGCGACAGCGATGTTCTCTGTCCGGAACGTCGGAATGCCCTGCTTGTGGGCACATTCCTTGCACACCGTCTTGCCGCTGTCCGTCAGAACGGATGCGCCGTCCTTTCCGCACTTCTCGCACTTGGTGACAGCCTCGCCGAACAGGATCTTCCCTGCCTTCTTGGCATACTTGAGCGGGACGCGAATCCCGTAGTGGCCCACGTAGGGTGTGTGACTTGCTTCCGCTGGAATTCCTAGACGTGCAAGGTCCTGAATGCGATCTTTCTGAGAGTATCCGCCCGGGAACTTCTCAAGGGAGAATCCCGTCCACCCTGGATGATCCCATAGCTCGTCAAAGTTGTTGCTGGACGACCACTCCCGTCCGTGCCACTCTACGCGCACGACCTTGGGTGCGAAGTCCTTGATGTCCGCATACTCTAGCCGACCCGGGCACGCGAACACTACGCGGTTGCCCTTGTCAAAGCCATACGTGCGCTGATAGTCGTCGCGAGCCTCGCGAACGAGCGTAGCGGCTACGCGCTCTTTCTCCTGCGCGAGCGCCTGCTCAATCTTTGTCTGGAGCATCGACGCAACGCCTTCAGTCGCGGTCGTGTAATCGCGAGTGCGGATAGCGGTGAGGATCGTCTGGAGTCGGTTTGCCATGTTAGTATCGTCCCGCTGTTGCGCGTTCTCCAGCGTCAGTCTGTTTGTCAAAACAGTCCTTGCACCGCGCATATTCACCATACTGAGGGGTAAAGGACTTTCCGCAAGACTTACACTTGCGCTTTTCTGGTCCCTTTTCGTCCTCTTCCTTGACATGCGGCTTTCCGCAATCTTCCTTCTTCGTCTCGTCCTCGTCGTCCTCGGGTTCTACCAGAAGCTGCTTTTCCTCTTCCAAGGCGAGCGCGACTTTCTGTTCAAGGATAGACGAGAACACCGCCTGAGCATCCACGTATTCGCGGTGCGCGATGTGTCCGATGAGTTTCTTATAGATGTCGTGCTTCATGGCTGCCTCTTAGTAGATTGGTCGCTGTCCGAAGCCCTTTTCCTTACGGAGGTCAAGGACGAGCGTGTATCCGCCCTTTGCGAGCAATCCGTAGGTGGACACGGTGATGTCGCCTGACGCATTCGTGAGACTGTTGGTCTTGATTGCTTCCGGAATGTTGCCCTTGCCGAACCAGCCCGTGCCGGACGCGGTAAACGCACAATCTGCGTTCGCGAACTCCACGCTGATAGACGTGTTGGGACTTCCGTTGACGGACCACCACGCGCCAATGATTGACACAACGGGACGATCCAGCACCGCACCGTCGCTCGCGACTGTGAATGCGTTATTGGATAGCTCCCCGGTCAGCACGTCGCTGTTGGAGAGGGCTACCTGGCTGTTTGCCAGAACGACAGTTACCACCTTGTGCGTTGTGTTTGGAGAATGCACCTGTCCCACATACGCAATCGCTGCGTCCTGTGCGGTGAGCTTTTCCCCCGGAATGAGTCCGTTGGGCGCTGCCGGAGTTGCGAGCGTCCCGGTCAGGGTCATCGTCCGTCCCTGTAGGAGCGCACAGTTGACAACAAGACGCGCAGATACGTCGGACGCAGATGTCATGTAGAGCACATCCTTGACGACAGCCCGGCTCGCGGTGTCAACTAGAATGACGGTCGTGTTCGTGTTTGCTGTAAATGCTGCCATAGTTGAACCTATTTAGGAATGCCCTTTGCCTTTTTCCCAAAGGGCGGAGCTTTCTTTGCGTCGTCAAAATCCGTCACCGGTTCGCTCTTATCCTTGTCGAGAATCGGCTTGGGCTTCTCTTTGGTTTTCCGGAATCCCTGGTCGTCCTGTTCTTCCTCTTCCTCGTCGGGCTTGTTCAGTCCGCGAGCGAGCTTCTTGTCTTTGTCCTTGTCTTTCAAGTCAAAGCCGAACTCAGGATTCGTTGCGGTCTCGTCCTCAGAGTCGTTGGTAGACTTGAGCACGGCATCAAAGTCGTCGTCGCTGGCAAACGTGGGGTTCTTGAGGCGGTCGTCCTCGGGCGTTCCCTCGTTGTCAGTCGGGAACGGACTCCCCTTGTCCTCGCCACCAAAGCTCTCCGCGCCGTCAAACTCTTCCTCGATGGATGCCCACTCGTCATCCTTGAACTTGAGGATGTTCCGGACAACCCACTTCTGCGAGAAATACTTGTTCACGTAGGGTTCAACTTGGTTGAGCATGTTCAGTCGCGAAGTCCACATCTCCTGAGACTTCAATTCCTCAAAGTAGGAGTCCTGCTGCCAATCGTAGCGGATGCTGTCCTTGATTCGGTACCACTCCTGCTCCGTCATGATCCCCTTGAGACGCATCTGCTTCTCAAGGATCTGGTCAAACATCGTGTTGAACTGGACCTGTAGTCGGTGCACGAACTTCATGAAGCGGAGTTCGTCGCGGGAGATTTCCGATGCACGTCCCAGGTTGAATCCGGTACCCTGGTCGATGCGCGACGGGGGCAGACACAGTGCGCGATAGAGCTTGCGACGGAAGTAGTCTACGTCTTCCATCTCCGACAAGTTCTGTCCTGCCGGGAGCGTCGTGATTTCCGTGCCCTTTCCACCCTCTCGCCGCGGGAGCCAGAAGTCTTCCATGATGCTCATGAACTTCCGGTCGTCGCGGATATCGCCAGTCGCTACGTCATAGACGAGCTTGTTGCGATACTTCTGCATGATGTCGTAGAGATACTGTTCCGCCTTGGCTTTCGGCAGATTGCCCACGTCAATGTAGAATACCCGACGCTCTGGCGCACGGGCAACACGATAGATGACGCATGAGTCTTCCATCATGCGTAGGAGGTTCAGGGGCTTGATCGCTTTGTGGAGCCAGGACAGGACCGTGCGCTTGTTGGCGTCAAACAATCCGCTCGGGCAGAACGCAATCGCGTCCATCGTGATCTTGATGCCGTTATACTGGAGCATGGACGACGTGCTGCCCGTCGTTCCAGACACGCCAGAGGGCGCGACGAATCCCATTGGGTTGTAGACGAAATACTCCCGCTGGACCTCCACCAAGTCCATCTGCGTGTCCATGTGACGCTTGCGCGTGACTTCGCGGACCTTACGGATCGTGCGGGGATCGATTACGCGGAGTTCCTGAATGCCGGACTGTGGGTCCGTCTCGTCTAGGAGACAGTGATAGTAGAGTCGTCCGTCAATGTACCACTGCCGGACAATCGCGTAGGCATTCTTGTGGAACTTCATCATCTTGAGGATGTTGTCAAACTCCGCTTGCACGCGAATCTTGCTTTGCTTGTCAAGCTGAGTCTCATCCACATAGTCAAGATTGAGAGTGACGGGCATTCTACCGGAATCCTGAATGACGATCTCGTTGATGATCTGGTCAATCGCTTCGTCCACCTCGGGAACAATCTGCATCTCCCGATAGCGGTTGATCAACTGGAAGTCGTCAACAATCGTCCCGTCTAGGTCCAGGTAGTAGCCGAAGTAACCCCCACCAGAGCCATACTGAATGTTGATAGCTCCGTCCAGGTCCTGCGGGGGAACAGGACTGAGCACTGTGCCGGTGGGGTATGGGCTAGTCGAGGCAGGCTTGGATGACTTACGATTCCAAGTGAACTCGAACCCAAAGATTCTTGGCATGAAGGTTCACCTTTTCGAAAAAGGGGCCGACAGTCGCGTAGCGTCCGCCGACCCCTTCCGGTTCAATAATCTTACCAGGTTCCGCGAGCGTAAGTGTCGCATTCCCACCACTGATAGCGGAACTGACACGTATAGCGTTCAATCTGGTCGTAGGTCTCCCAATTCACTTCGATGTCTCCAAGCTGAACAGGGAAGAGTCCTTCAAAGATGTAACGCTGCTGCGGACCGTTGCCGTTCTCGTTACGCGAAAGCTGACGGACCTGAGCGCGAGTGGCATACGAGTTGCCGACTCCGCGAGAGGTTGCGATGCTCCCCGTGAACTCCGAGGTCGTAAAGGAGTGAGCAGTAATCTGCTTCATCCAGTCCTCAAGCGCATGGCGAATGAGGTAGTCCTCGTCGTTGAGAATCGTGATGGTCAACGGCTCAAACTTCCGATCCCCTGCATAGTAAAGCTCACGTCCGAAGTATCCCACAACTGCCTGTCCGATGGTGGAGCCGGGAATCTGCGAAATCGTGCAAAGGAATGGGAGTTTGGCCCGCGCTAGTCCTGCTGCGACCCCTGAGGGCCACACAATGTCCATGTCAAACTGTGACGGACGAGCGCCGCCATGGACCAGTGCGTTATTCCGAAACTCGTTGAGTGCGAATGGCATGTGTCTACTCCTGATTATCCGTTAGCTTTCAACCAATCCTTACAGCGCCCCGGTCACTTCTTGGAACGACACACCAGTCCGAACTGCGACGAAGTTCAACTGGATAAAGTTGATAGAGCGTGCCGGCTTGACGTAGATGTCTCCGACGAACCGGTTCTCTTCAATGACCTCCGGAGTGTTGTTGGTCTCATCGCAAATCACAGCGAAGTCGTAGATACCCCGGCGGGACTTGACATCCCGTAGGAACGGCTCTACCATGTTGCGGAACTGTGCCCGCGTGAACTCATCGTTGAACTCAAACAACTGAGTCCGTGCCATACGCGCAATCGTCTTCTCAAGCACGATGAACAGACGACGCACGTTCAACCGGTCAAACGCACTCGGACGGCTCAACAGGGTCTTGTCTCCGTAGAGCACCACTCCCGATGCCGGGAATGAGGTCACCGGATTGATTCCGATCTTGTAGAGTTCGTCACGATCTAGCTGGTCAGGATTCCACGCGAGCTTTACGACGTTCTTCACGTTGCCGCGATTGAATCCCGCTGGGCTCCACCATGGGTCCGTAGCGGTATCCGACCGAGCGCAAATGCCCGCGATGTCTCCGTTGAGCGGAACCCAACGGTACTTGTCGTTATACTTGTCGTAGGTGTATTTCCATCCGCTGTCCAAGAACCCGTAGCTGCTTGATGGCAGCCCGTTCCGATACGTTGTGATGTCGTCCACCTCGCTGCCGTCATTGGCAACCACGTCTGCCTTCTCAGGCGAGCACAGCACCACGCAGTCCATCCGCACTTCTGCGATGTCCTGAATGAGGTAGCTTGCCAGCGTGGTGTCCGCTGGTCCCGCGATGATGAGGCTTACGTCCACCGTGTCGGTGCCCTTGAAGAGGTCGTATGCGATCTCCAAGTCGCCGTCATCGATGTTCGCATTGTCCGTCTGTCCACCCACAAAGCTGTAGGACGTTGGGAGCACATCCGCGCCAAACGTTGCGGTTGCGTCCTCGCCCCAATTCGTGGTGTCCGTCGTCGGATGGCCGAGCCAGCGGACATACTTGGACTGACGATTGAGCGCGGTCTTGTAGTAGTTTGCATCCCCGTTCGGCGTCTTGGTGTCCTTTGCCTTGGACACGTAAGCGAACCGCTCTAGGATGTCTCCCGCGACTCCGGTAAACGATCCGTCCTCGTCTACGATGGCGATGTGAAGCTCGTCTAGCGAACCCCCGCGATCCGACACGTATGGGCTGGTGCCCGGAGCCTGGTCAAAGTAGGGGCTGTATTCCCACTTCCGCTTCCAGTTTCCAGTCGTTACCGGGGTTGAGAGCGTGGTCACCGCTGCTGTCGTAAGGACGAGGTGAGACGAGTTCGAAACAGACGCAACCTGGTAGGTGTGTCCGGATACGACGAGCAAGTCTCCAGCAACGATTTCCGTGTTGAATGAGCTACCGCTGGTGCCAACCACCTGCGTATTGCCCGCGGTCGTTGCGATTGAGCCAAGCGGGAAGGACTGGTACGCATTTGCGCTTGGGCAAACAGCGATCTTGAGGGAGCTTCCCAACTCGCCCGCGAACTTCGCGACGAACGGACCGTAAGCGTCCTGGCTGCCATCCTCAAACGATGCCTCATAGGTCGTATCGTTCTCGATGAGCACCCCAAACTTCGCGATGTCCACACCCACGGCGCTGAGGGGCTTGATGAGTGCTGCGGCGTTTGCGGTTGTGCTGTTCGGTGCCGCGGTCACGGTGAAGTGAGACGAGTTCGTCACCACGTTTACCGTGAACGTCCAGAGCGTATTCGCACCAATCTGGACGAGCAAGCTGTTTGCAAGACCCGTCGTGCTGGTTGCGCTGTTCGCGATGATCTCGGTGTTCCCGTTTGCGAGGACCCACGTTCCCGTGAGGTTCGCAATCGTCGGAAGCGCTTCAGTCGTCGTGAATGACGTTGCGTTCGGCACACTGCCCACAACGTAGTCTACGCCGTCTAGCTGAATCTGCTGACCCGGAACGATGACAAGCGTTGTCCCGTATCCGTTGTCAAAGCCACCTGACGTGCTCTTGGTCCACACGTTGCTTGACACGTTTCCGGTCAAAGTCCCGGTCAACGGCTTGGCATCCGTAGTTGCATTGAGCGCACCGGCGCTAACCGCACGAACGAGATGGAGCAGGTTCGAGTAGGCGAGGTAGGCAGCCGCGCTGAACCAATACTCGTAGTTATCTTCTGTTGGTTTGCCGAAGTATTTGACAAGCTCGTCTTCAGATGCGATATTGAACACCTCAAGTGCGGGGCCCCATGCGAACGGACCGGCAAACGCCGCATCAGAAACCGAAACCTGTCGCGCACCTGCAGTAAGGTCTACTTCAGAAACATTAATGCCGGGAGAAACCATGAATGCCATGTGTGAGTCCCCTTCAATAGAGGTTTGGAAATTTCGTCTACCACCACCATGCGGTAGTTACTGCTGTATTTAGAAAAACGGGATGCCGCCGACGGGCCCTACTGGAGCCAGTTCGCTTCCGCGTTCTCCCGCCAAAAGTCTGGGTCGTCAATAATTTCCACGCCTCCTGCTGTCTGTCCGAGCACTGGCGTCTGCTCCAAGTCTCCCATGACTCCAAGTGCGGGCAGTTCGAAGGCAATCGGCTCCCCTTTATCCATGAGAGCTTTACGCATCGAAATGCCCACGTAACTTTCATACTGAAGCTGGAGCGTCAGCCATCCCAACAGCACCAACGTCATCACGATGTCATCATTGTTGCCGACTTCCGCCTCGTAGGTCTTCTCGTTCTTCACAACGAACGTAGTCAACTCACGGAGCGTCTGATAGTCGTTGACGACATACTTATCTTGCTCAAACAACGTCTTGAGCCCGGAACATCCGACACGCTTGGTCGCTTCCGTCATCTTGAGTCCGAACCGCGATTTCAGTCCGAATCCCCCGGAGAGCTGCTGCCCCTTCTTGGGGTGCGGCGTGATCGTCATGACACCCAGGTATTCAAGCTCGTTATGGAGCATTTCCGACACTGCGAGCCCTTCAAAGTTGATCTCCATGAGGACATACGCATTGTTGTAATACTGTCCGATGTCCCGAATGATGGGCGCGAGCATAGTTGCCGAAAGCGTGTTGTTTCGCCAAACCGCGACCTGTTCAAAGGGATTGACGGAGATGTCCGTCACGTTGATGACGGAGTAGTCAAGTCCCTGTCCCATTCCGATATCTACAGTGATTTGATACACATGCGCGAGGTGCTCGTCCGTCTGACGGACCGGGCGCTTGTAGATCTTCAAGTCACCCTTCGTCTCAATGGGTTCCTTGTATCCCAACATTGCCAATTTGTGTGCGGGAATGAGCGTGTTCGCGGACCCCATGAATGAGCACTCAAACTCCTGCTCAAACTGCATGTCCCCGATGTTCTGCCGCGTTTCCTTTTCCCACAAGTTCCGTCCCTCAGCGTCGAGCGCCGTTCTCCCCGGAACGTCCCGCCAAGTGAACCCGATGGTCTTGTAGCTGTTGCGTCCTTCCTCAGCATCGTTCCAAATCTTGTAGAAGAGGTTGTATCCCGCTGGCGTGGACACGATGAACATCTTGGTCGTCTTTCCTGACGTGATGGTCGGATAGACGGAGGTCATGAATTCCAGGGCGATGTTTTCCGGAACGAACGCAAACTCGTCAAGGAACAGGATGTTGAACGTGTCACCTCGGACGGCGCTAGCAGACGTAGATTCCGCTCGCACGCGAGAGTTGTTCGCGAGCATGATGAGCTTCTGGTCCCACTTGACGACGCCCTGCTTGAGAAAGTCTGGTAGGAGTTCAAACGACTGCTTGAGACGGCGTAGGAGTTCAATCGCGGTCGCTTCCTTGTTCGCAAGGATACCCACGCTCACGTCCGGATGGAACAGGAGGTACCAGAGGAAGTATCCGCACACCACGACCGTAGACTTACCAGACTGACGAGCGAGCTTACAGATGACGAACCGGTTTGTGTCGAACGTCTTGACGATGTTCTCTTGGAAGTCCCACATCTTGAACGGGATGATGCCGTGGTCGACGTGGACGATCTTGACGTAGCTGTTGATGAAGTGGATGGGGTCCTGCGAGCACTTGATGTACTCGGCGAGTTCTTCAGAAGTGAGTGAGACTTGACGGTCGGGTAACGGCAGGAGGGGATTGCCGTTGTATCCTAGAGGATTAAGATTCCGAGGCATCGCTGTCTACTTGCTTCTGGATTTGTTTGATTT